CGAATCTTGGGCTTCAGCCGAAGTTGGCACTTCACCAGCCGCAAGCAGGCCCAACAACCGCATGGACTTGTTGATAATGTCCTGCGCAGTAATAGCCATTATCCGGCCCTCTAATCGTTAGACGCCGACTTCCGCCGACGTGTTTTCAATGCGTTCCGTGACACAGAATTCTCCGACGCCGACATTTCTGCCGACGCCGGAGCTTCCGTTTCATCTTCAGATGGGTCGAATTCTTCCCATCCCTGCTCCATATCCTCTCGCGCTTCCAACCACGAGATCGCTATTTTCGTCCCATGTTTGTAGTGACGGAGATAGATATTCGGCATATTAGGCCACCGTAAAGTTCAACGCGTAAACCGGGAACGTCACCGTATTTGCAAGCGTGCCGGTTGCGGCAGCTCGAATACGAAGACGATCACCCGCAGCAACAACAAGATTTGCTGCCGTGCCGTTCAACGAGAGAACACGTCGAGCGTTTGCGGTTAGCGCAGTGCCACCCGTCGCCTTAGTCGTGTTGGCATCAGTCGCCGCCAGCATCGCTGCGGTGCCCGATCCAGACGTACCAAGGTTCGTGATGGAGAACGTAATGTAATTGCTGTCGTTAGCCGCCAAAGTATCCGTGCCAGAAAACCACGCGGCCGACAACACGCCTGCCGCCGGAGCAATAACAACAACATCGCTGTTGCCAGTCGTTGCAATCGTCGCGCCCTGCTGAGAAGCAGAAAATCCGCTGCGCACGTTTGAATTAACGAGCGTAGTGGAATCAAGCGTGCCACCAGTAATGGTAGTGCCAGCCGTCAACTCCGGGTCGGAAAATGCAACACCAATCGCCTTTGTATTAGGCATATCAATACTCCTTTAAGAAGTGCCCCCGGCGGTTTGACCCGCCGGGAGCGTTGCTATTAGCCGAGGCGGTAGCAAGTCCAGGCCGCATCGCCGGTCTTGCGGGCGCGGAAATGAGCCGACGTGCCGTCAGCCACCTCTGCAGAACCCACAATCGTCCAGCCCGTGCCTGAGAACGTAATGTCGTTGCCGCCATCGTCACCGAGGTTGATGCAGTAAAAGTCGAACGTGCTACCCACTCGGGCGCTCGACACCGCTTCGTCAACATCAGCCGCATCAGCAAACGAATACGTGCCCGCGCTAGTGCTGCCCGGATCAACGGAGAAAACTCCGTTCTCAAGGTCAGCCACAGCAATCGTGCCCGACGCGCCAGCGTAAGCAGTGACAGGACCCAGCGTGCCGAGAATCGCCTCGGCGCTATTGCCTGCACCAACCTGGTAACCACCAGAACCATTAGGAAGTGCCATTTTAAGTTACTCCGTGAATTAGATTAAAAATTAGCCCCAGATGCGGCAGGCCATCTGCGGACGAATCACCGAGTAGCCATACAGCACGTCGATACGGCACGGCATACGGTCGTTGTTGATGTCGTACTGACGGACAACGCGCATGGAGATACCGTTGTGGACCTGGCGCGAAGCCATGTCAACGCCCTGCGGAAGCAGGAGGTCAGCCGTGGCAAACGTAATCGCGTCCTTGTGGTACACGAGGTTCTGAGCATACTGACCCGACGCAGCACCGAGGAACGTCACAGCCTTGCTGTTGATAGTCAAGGTGCTGACGGTCGCCAGAGCGTGCGAGGGCGAGTAGAGCGCAGGAGCAACCTTCAACGTGACGGCACCAGCGTTCGACGTGGCCGCTTGGGTCACAACGAACTGCTGGAGGCTGCCGGTGGACTCGCGGGTCTGCGGGTTGACGGCATACACATCGGCAATCGTGAACACGTCGCCGACCGCGTAGGTCGTGCCCGAACCAGCCGAAGCCAGAACGATCTCAGAAGCACCTTCCGAGACGTTTCCGTTCACGGTCTGACCCGTGCTGCGCGAACCGTTGGTGTGCTGCTTGATCGACTGCGACATGTTGACTTCCTCGTAACCGAGGACGCCAACGCCCATAAGGCCGTTCTTGAACTGACGGCTGATGGTGTCGGTCGGGTTGAAAAGACCCTTCATGCCTTCGACGAGCGAAGCGTTGGCAGCCGGGTTGACGGTCGCATAGCGCGGCGACATCACGGCGGCGGCTTCGTTCAGCTTCTGCTGGGCCTGCAAGAGAACCAGCGAGGTGCCCGGAGTCGTTCCCGGCGTACCCACAGACTGATAGATGCTCTTGAACGAGTTGGCAACGTCAGCGTCGATGCTCGAAGCAAGCTGCGAGATACGCGGCTTGAGAACACGCTCGGCGAAGTCGTCCAACTGGAGGGCCATTTCGGCGCTGGTAAAGTTGACGGCAATGTGCTTCTGCGAGGCGACGGTGAGAGTCGTAAACTGCTCGTTGTCGTCCTGAACCTGAAGCGCAGCGCCGTCGGTCACAAGAGCGCGATCCGGCAGACGGATACGGAGGGTCGAACCGATCTTGGCACCTTCAACAGCAAAGCTGTCGTCGTACTGACGGTTCACGTTACGGGTGATAACGAGGTTGTTCTCAAGGATTTCGAGAGCCTTCCTCGTAATCATGTCAATTGTAAGCAGGCTATTAGCCATTTGAATTCTCCAAAGAAGTTAGCGGGTACGAGACGCTTCCCACTTTCTAATCTGTCTCATACGCTCGGCTTCAATCCACTCTGACGTACTCATCTCCTTGACGGAGCGAGGGTCGGTCGTGTCTCGAACCGGCGTACCTACGGACTTGGCCGTGACAGGCTTAATCGGCGGGGGCGCACTAGTTGTTCGTTTGACCGGAGGATTGTCGGCCAATCTGGCCTCAATCTTGCCGATCTCCTTTGCTTGCAGGAATTGCGGCAGGCGGGAGATACGCTCGGCTTCCTTGGGGTTCGCCCCCAGATAGTAGGCCAAATCTGGCCCCATATCGGATGCCTGTATCGTCTGAGCCATCACGGTCGTAATCGGCAGCGACGGGTTGTACGCGACTTGCTCAAAGTCTTCGTACCGATCCCGAGCTGCTTCCTCGCGCTCGTGATAAGCCTCAAGGAAAGCCATCTGCTCCCGTTCTGCCTCGCGCTTGGCAAGCAGTTCTTCGGCCTTACGGGCGGCTAAAGCCTCCGCATAGGCGTCTGGGTCTGCTTCCTTGTCGGGCAATACGGCAGGCGTAGCCATTTCGGGCTTTGCCTTTAGCGATTGCTCTCTCTCCCACTTGCGACGTTCCCGTGCAAGTCTTTTGCCGACCAGCGCGTCTAGCTCCTCTTGGGAGAACGTCTTGGCAGGCTTTTCCTCCGGCTGCGTCGCCTCTTGGGCAACCACTTCGGGTTCCGGGGTCGCCGTGACCTCCGGTTCCGGCGCGGGCGTAGCCGCTACTACTTCAGGGACTTCATTTGTGTCCGACATGTGTTTTCCTTACGGAATCCTGGTCAACCGGGCCAGTACGGGTCAAATATAGTCTGTTGCGTAAAAACGTCAAGGTTCATCAACCCACGTTCCAAATCTTTCAACAACCCAATCTGTTCCTGCGGCGTTCGCCTTTACGGTTGCTGTGCTGCCAATGGTGTTGGATTCCATGTATTTTCCATCCCCAGCGCCGAAAGGCCAGAGGCGATCAGCCGCGTTAGGATCAATACGAATTAGCTGCGCGGCCACTACTTCAAAACTGAATGATAACCCCGGAGCAACGGGCGGCAGAGTATACGTCATTAAACCGGTATCGCCGGTATTATCAAAAATCCAGCCGGACCAACGCGCTGTCAAAGATGTATCAGATGTTCGCGTAACTCTAAACGGGGTAGGACTCCATGAAATGTAAGTGTTCGTAATACCGTTGTCAGCGTAAGGTACGGCAGTTCCTACAGTATTAACCCACTCTAAATCGTTTATTACAATGTCATCCCAAGGATTTCCGCTTGCTACGTTGATGTAATACGGAGTTCTTGCCGCAACAGAATCAAAAATTCTTAAACCGTTAATTCTGATGTTGCCCGGATCGGGATGAATCACGTTATTTGATGAATAAAACGCAACTGGTGTATCACCATAAACACTGTGCTGCCCAGTATTTGTATCAAGAGCTTGAAAATTGTTAATGGTAACGCCGCTGAAAGTTTTATTTATATTACGTAGCAATAAACCATAGCTGCCTGTGTTTTCGGCAACGCAGTCGTTTAACGCGCAACGCCAGCCAGTTGTGCCGCCGATTCGAGTATTAGAAATTTCAAATCCTGTAGCATCAACCCCTGTTCCGGCTATGGCAACGCAATTTGCAAATTCGATGTCTACATCTTCGGTAATGGTATTAAAATCAACCATAAATCCACCGCCTTCATTATCGTCAGCGATGCAATTTGTAATTTTTATACCAAATAAAGATGAAATTGACTCCGGCTCAATGTCTATCCCAGCCGCCGGTTCTTTACCATTTGTGTTTGAAAAACGACAGTGATCAACCCATAAATCTTTTGCACTAATAATAGACAAGCCTTGGCGCATGTTGTTTTGCGCCACGCAATCTATCAACCAAACATCTTTTGAAAATGCCGGAGTATTGTCGTCAGCGCCCTGAACTAAAAATCCATCGCCGCTATGGTCAATGCACTTCAAACCGTACACGCGGATGTTTGTAGAACCCGTAATGCTGACGCCAAAACTAATAATGTTTGGATGCACGCCCTCACGCAAACCTTGCAGTGTTGCTCCATTTCCATGAATAGTAATGTTATTTTTTTCGTCCATCTTAAAGATAGCTTCGCCAGTTCCAAAAGTATTTGGCGCTGTTTTGATAACAACACTTGGCTCCATGTAAACGACTGTGTTTGACTGGATAATCAAGTCATCGGATACAAGGTAAAAACTTCCGCTTTGCGCTGGAAACAATATGCTTTTACCCGCCGCCGCTGACAATGCCGAATTGATCGCGCTTGTGTCATCCGTCACGCCATCGCCAACCGCCCCGTAATCTTTGATATTTACGGGGGCTGAATCAATTAAGCTAAACGTAGCTTTGGTTAACGACATTTAAGTTTACCTTTAGGCGCAGATGTAAGTGCCAGCAATCAAAACAATGTTTGCGTTAGCGCCCGTGCCGACATCGGCAGCAACAGTATTTGAAGTGCTGCCATCTACGGCGGTTCTATAAAGCAGTTGAATGTTTGTGTCTCCGCCGCTGATAAAAGCCGCAATAGGCTCCTCACCGGCCCACGCAGAAGAAGCAGATACGGCCAACGATGCGTGCCCGTCAAGTGTTCCGCTCGACGCAGTTACCGCTGCAAAAGGTAGTCCAGCAATCAACACATCCCCAGATCGACCAACAGTGTTATCTACGGCATCAGTTCGCATGTAGCATTGAACGTGAACCATGTTGCCGACCCGCGTATATCGACCGCCACGCAAAGGATCGTAAGTAACACTATTAAAGTTACCGTCCGAACAAGTCAGCGTCGGCGTCCAAGTTCCGGTTTCGTACCAGTTCAGCAACGAGCTTGTCTCTCCCGCCGCGCCGGTGTTAGCGGAAAAGTCGATGCCTTTGGCGGCGGTTCCAACAATAAGGTTGCCGGTTTTAACATTTACGTCGCCAGTATTGTTAACCGTCAATCGTTCTACCGGCGCTGCATTGTTGGCCGTCATTATTGAGACATAGCCGGTTCTGCCAGATTGGCTTGTCGTTTGAACAGCAATTTTTCCAACAGAAACCCCGTTAGATTTCAAAAAATCTAAGGAAGAGAACGTGCCGTCGGTGTTTTGGGTGTTCCAATATGTTGCTGATGGGCCTCTATCAGCGGAAGCCTCAATGTTTGTTTGAGTTCCCGCTGCTGAAATGCTTAAGTTAGCTTCTGTTGTGCTATTGCTAATAACAACTTTGTCGCTAGTCGTTAAGTTGATTACGCCAAGACCATTTGGAGCAATGGTTACAGCACCATCTGTGTTTGTGCTGCTGATCGTATTTCCATCAAGACGCAAATTATCAACATTAAGCTGCCCAGCAGAAACTGTACGCCCCGCAGTCAGATCAGAAACCGCTACTTTGACCGTGCTGCCGCTTTGCACAATCGGCAGAACTTCTGTACCCGCTAACGGCGTAGTAGCACCAGTAAGTTGTGAAATCTTTTTGTCAGCCATGGTTTAATCCTTCAAGCGTTGTAATAAGGAATTTTAACCTGTGTAGTTCCAACGTATGCAATCAAGTACCCGAGCGGATTGGCGGGCGGCGCACTTGCCGCTCCAGACGCCCCAACCGTGCTAGAGGTTGTTGCTCCAAGCGAAACATGATTAGTTGTAGCCCCAACGCTTGCAGTAGCCGCCGCAGATAACTGCAACTCTCCAGACAAAATGTTTACTCTAGAAGAATCAGAGAATTCGCTGTTTGACTGGGTAGAAAACCCGTACATATTTGCGGCAACCAGATCAATACAGGCAGAAGAAGGACTTAAAAACCTGTTATTGATAAGGGATATTCTGTCAATCGGGCCAATAATGTGAATGTTGCCGCTTCCGTGCCCGGTCACGCCGTTGAATTCGCACTCGTTGAAATTTATATTCGACGGAGTTGTAGAACCAGTTTGATTGACAAAAACGGTTGCGCTAGACGTTGTGCCATCGTCTAAATTTGACTCAAACCAACAAGAGTTAAATGTGATATTGCTGATAGTTGACCCATCAACCTTAACAAACTTAACGCCTTCTTTTCCATTGCTTTCAAAGTTGCATTCGTTGAACTGCAATCCCCAAGCCTGTTCGCAATAAAAACCTTCGTTTGTGTTATTAAAAATCCTGCATCTATTGAACATTGATGCAGTTGAGATGCTGCCTCCATTTGCAGCGGTCAAGCAAACTATGCCGCGATAGTTTCCGTTAATCGCAAGATCGTTGAAGGATGCAATAGCTTGATACAAAAACAAACCACCAGCAGACGCCGAGGAAATTCTTACTCTAGTAATTTCACCCAAAAACGTCAGAGGCGAGTTGGCTGATCCAACTTGCAAGCCGTAAGTGCCGCCAATAATAGAGAAGTCCGAAACAGAAATGTCGTGATTAGTGAATGAAGTGCTTGGAGAGTTTCCAACTATGATTCCAGGCGTAGCGCCCGCAATGTTGATGACTGTTGATGCAATTCCAGCGCCAAAAAAACGCTTTCCCGTCCCGTTGATATATAAAGGCCCAGTAATACTGTAAGTGCCTGCGGGAACATAAACGCTGTTGGACGCCGCAAGTGCGGCAACAAAAGCAGCAGTGTCATCCGTTACGCCATCGCCGACAGCGTTAAAGTCTTTAACGCTAACAGTGTCGCGCTCTTTAGACTGCACACTACGCGGAATCGCGCCCGTGCCCGCCTGCAAAAACGTGACCGCATTAGCGTTAGCGACTTCTGAAGTCTGCGTCTGAACGGTCGAAAACTTGACCAACGCGCCTTCATGCAGCCCTTGGGTAAAAGTGACCGTATTGTTGTCGGTTTCCTGATACGACGATCCTTCGTATTGGTTTACGCCGTCCACAAACACCATAAGGTTGTTCGCGCCAGCGGCGTAAGTCATCGTCGTTAGGTTAAATACGGTCTGCCCAGCCGTTGCGGTCTGGACTTCCTCGAAGCCTACATACGTCTGAATGTCGCTGGCATAGGCTTTCTTTGTCACGTTGTCTTGAACGACAACGAACAAATCGGTGCCCTCGACCGGCTGATCGACAAGCGGAAGGTCTGAAATCTTAACGATTGCCATTCATCACTCCAGCAGCAGCAAGCCGCCGTCTTCCTGCGTCAAGTTGTCGCCCGCTTCGGTCAGCAAGTTACCGACTGAGGCTCCGCTATCACGCGTGCCTGAAAACAGCGTAACGATACCGGCTAGGCCGATAGCCACGCTATTTCGCAGTGCGACACCAAAACTCATCGGATGTTAATAGGCTTGGCGTAAATGTCGCCGCTATCCGTCACGCGGATCGCGCTCACTCGCCACGGCGCACCCGTGCCCTGCGGCACGATGAACGGGATCGGAGTGTAAGCGGGAATCGGCGTGCTGGAGGTCGTCGCGGTGACGCCTTCGCCCACCACCACGTAACACGGGGTCGTTGCCCACACGACAACGCCCTGCGGGCCAGCGTCCCACGTCGAAGTCGAACCAGCGGTGCCGGTATAAGCGACCGTGCGACCCGGAAATACGCCATCGGCCAATGGATTAAGAAGTTCCACTATCGTTACCTCACGCTAAATGCTTGAGCTTATAAAGCGTCGATAAGTACAACGCTACAATCTCGTCAATAATGTTTTGAATTGCGCTGTCTTTTTCCTCGCAAACCTTGTATCGGTTTGCCTCGATTTCCGACAGTGAATCCTCCAAAAACTCAACAATGTTGCCGTTTTTCTTGGCAGACATCAGCGAAATTGGGCCCATCAGCCCGTGCCGACCTTGATAGGCTTCGGCGAAGTCATCCGCCAAATCCACGATTTTGTCGTAAAACGAACCCAACGCCTTGTGTTTGGCGTAGCTACGGGTATTCAGATGCACTGAATGCGCCACATCTCGCGCTAGGAATAAATGACCTACGAAATCTGCCGCCTTCATTGCATCTCTCCGCCCTGCATGGGCATTTCTTCCATCGGAAGCATCGTTTCACGTGGAACCATGGGCGCAACTAAATCGCCGCTTGACAGCATACCGGAAAGTGTGCCCATCACAATATCTTGTATCTGTTGCTCGTTAAGCGCAGGGCCAACGGTTTTGAGTCGATCCGTCTCGGCTTGGTACGCCTTAACTTCCGCCTCAAACTCCTTGACCTGAACCTCGCGGGCTTCCATGGACTGCTGGACGTTCTGCAACATGCTGAACATCTGTTCCATCTCAGCGCCCATCGCTTGAATCTGCTGCTGCGCGGCCTGTAGTGCCGGGTCTTCATCAGAGGCTTCGAGCAACTTCGGATCAATTGTCTTAGCCAGACGCTGCGCAATTTCCTGCGCACCCGGCCAATCCATGTTCTTGACGAAGAGGTCGCCCGCCACAGCCCAAAGCTGCGGGTTCGCCTGCAATATTTCGCCCATCGCCGCCATCGCTTCCTGCCGCTTCGTGTAGTACGAGGGGCCGGTCGTGACCGCGACGTCGTACTTGCCAACGGACGGGTTGTAAATCTTCTCAATAACGATACCGGCCTGATCAACAATCTTGCGAACCGGCTCCGGCTGCATCGGGTTGATGCGCACCGTCGAGGTTTCACCGTCAATGCCGATAATCCGCGCAATACGCTGGGTATCGTAGATTTTGGGGATGAGGTCAACGAGTTGACGCGTGACATAGCGAATGGCGCGAGCCAGGTTATCGACGTAATGGTATGTGCCTGTGTCGCCTTGCCGTTCACGCGCCAAGATGGCTCGACCCGACCGCTCGTTAGACGTAGCGCCCAGAGACGAATCATATTGTCCCGTTGTCGCTTTAATGTCATCGGCTGCGCCCATCTTCGCCTGAATAAGCCCAGTTTGGGCCAGAGGCGGCGGCGCACGCTGCGGCAAGGGCAAAACCGCGCCCTGACCATCGGTGACATCCGGGTTAACCTCCAAATACGGCCAGTTAGTCGTATTGGCGGTCTTCCACTGTGTTTCGTATCCCTCAAACTGCCCGCCATAGCCGATAAACGGCGCTTTGGGGGCCAACGCCAGCATCTCCGCCTCTTGAGATACCCAGTAGTTGTACATGCGCTGGGCGTCCTTAGCGTTACGCACAAGGCCCGACACATAGAGGCGACCTTCAACTTCAAACTCGTTTCCGACGACGCGGACGACCGGAATGTACTTACCCGGCCAATCGGCTTCTTCTAAGATTTCGTAGCCGTTTGTCTTGACCCATTTGATCTTGACGACATCGACTTCGCGGGTGCGCACGGGCTTTAAGCCCATCATCTCGATCTGCTTCGCTTCCGGCGACCCGGCAAACGCCGTTTGGTTCCCCGGATAGAGATTCAGCGTCGCTTTGGAGTGTTCTTTGTAGAAATACTCGGCAATACGCACCGTATCTTCGTTGATCCACTGCGCCAACGCCGCATCACCGACGCCACGAATGGCAATCGAGGAGATGGGTTCAGCGGTCGGGAACATGCGCTCAAAGTCAGCTTTGGGCACATCTTCGGTGATAAAACACCACTCTGCGTCCGACCCGCAGGGGTCTTGGATCATCGGGTCCATGTAAACGCTAAACGAATTACGAATGCGTCCGATTCGCAAGTCTTGGTCGAACGTATTTTCGTCGCAGTATTCCGTCAGGATGCGGATATAGCCTTCACCGTAGGTGACTTGGTTGTCACAGGCGGTGTCGTAAGCCACATCGGCATCCGAGATGTACTCAATATGCCGCACGATGCCGTCGAATATCTCGGCGACCTCAATGTCGGCTTGGTCATCAACCGGAATCACTTTGCCCGCAGGGCGATTCTGGCGCTGGTCGTTCGTGACCTGGCGCACATGCTGCGGGAGCTTATTGATCGTCAAACAGGGGCGTGCGTTGACCGTTTGGCCCTGCACGGACCCACGGGTCGCCAGTACGTCCTGCGGCCACTGCCACTGGTTATCGGGCGATCCCGCCATAAAGCGCAGATCGTCGAGTTCATCCTCGCGGCTATCGGAATACGCCGAAATCGCCGTCGTCATGCGCTGACGGGCGGTCGCTAGGATGTCCGCCGGGTCGCGAGACTTTTTACCGCGATCCTCGGGGGTCGCAGAGACGTACCCTGCGCCCTTAATACCAGTGGGGTCGTTGCGTGCCATTATTTACGCTTCTTGCCTTGGGCTCTGCGCTTGACCGAATACGCAATTGCCACAGCCTGCTTAACAGGCTTACCGGCGCGTACTTCGGCCCGCACGTTTTTGCGGAATGCGGCCTTGCTCGGTGATTTAACGAGAGGCATTACGGTCCCCGTCTGCGCATCGGAGTGGGACGAAACGCGACCGTCGTGCGGATAATGTCCTCATCCGGGCGGCGCATCATGGCAGGGCGCATCTGACGACGCTGCATCTGCTTTTGCTGGTTCTGGGAACCGATAATCATGTCCCCAACGACTGCGCCGGGGGCGACTCCGACCATTCCATACGGATTCTTTGGCATTTACTTTCTCCGTTTAGCGGTTTTGGCAGATTGACGGAACGCTTTGGCCGTCGGTGCGCCCTTAGACCCCGGTTTACGCATTTTTTCGCCCGATCCGGCAGCAATACGCTTCCGTTTAGCATTGATGTTGAAGTACAAGCCCTTTTTAGCGGCCATTTTCAAACCTATTGTGTTTAGAAATGTTTTCCGACGCCGTAATTACTTGCAAATTCCAAGGAACATGCAATCCGCACACCAAATCATGCTTTAAGGGAACTATATGGTCAACGTGCCATTCAATTTTCGTCAGTTTTGTCCTTGCAAGAGCGGTTTCGTATATCTCTTTAATTAACCATCTATCATCTTCGGACAGCCAATTCGGGGATGCTTGACGTTTTGAAGCACGCCGTTTAGCCGAATTTGCACAAAAAAGATGTTTGTTGTCTTTCTGAAATTTAAGCATTCTGGCTTTTGCGCGCTCTTGGTTTCTCCGATAGTAGTCAAGAGCTTGCTTTTGCCGAGATTCTTTCAGTCTTTCATACGCAACTTTGTAGTCCCGCCGCTTGCCGAAAGCAACCGATTTGTGTTTTCGGCAGCAATAAACGGCATTGGCACGTTTATGGCTAATATCTGCCTCGCAAACCAAACATCGACGAAAATTTAACATTTCCATCTGCGCAAACTTGCTTTTGCCCGTTCTGCCGGGCCTTTTGCTTTTTTTACCACTCCCGACATTCGAGAGCAAAACGATTTTTTACGGGCGGCATCTTTCTTCGTTTTTGGGTTTGGCGCGGGCGGCTTCAATTTGCTCCCGGTTTCCCGGTTGTACCGAGCTCGGCCTTTCGCCGTCAATCCTGCGCCCTTAGAAACCGGCTGTTTTTCGCCTCGACCGACCGACAAACTGACCGATTTACGTGCCACTTATGCACCCATCCATGAGTTGACGACGCCGCCTTGATACGCATTAACGGTGCGCGGTCGTTCGCGGTATTCGCGGTTTGCGACCGGGTAAGCAAACGTACACGCGAGGGCGTCAGCCGCGTCGGGCGACGGCAATCCTCGGGATTTCATTTCCTTTTTGCTTTCCAACTGGATCGAACCTGACGAATTCGGTTTCTGGTGCGGTGCAGACAAATCAGCTTTCAGTTGTTTATCGTTCGGGATGGATGCGCTTTGCAGCCACTCACGCATTAAACCCCACAGTTCTGCGCGTTTATTCGCATACATTTGCGGGGTTTTAGATTTCCAACTGAAATTGACGCCTCTGACGACCTTATACCGCTGCTCTTTTAAGCGGTCAAGAATGCCATAACCCAATCCGCCTTCGTCTAAAACCACCAGCGTGGGTTGCCATTCTTCGATAGCATCAATAATTCGCCCAACCGTTGCCATCGTATCTTCGCCGTTGTAACGACGGACTGCCACCAGATCGCGGCCTTCTCGGACCACGATGACCGTGGAATCTGCGCCTGTTCGCGCAGGATCGACTCCGATAACTCGTACCGCGTTTGGGTCCTGGTGCCGTGGGCGAGAAACTGCTTGGTCAACAAGGCTGGGAGGGATGAACTGGTCGTCGGAGTCGCTCGGGAACTGCCCATAGACTTCGACTTTGGCTTGTTTGGAGTCCGCGCCGTATTCCGCGATGATTTGCTCATAGACGCCTTTGTCCGTGTCTTCGACTTCGCGGGCGTCGATGTTTTGTGTTTGCCAGAAGTTTCTTTTCGCATGGAACGCCTCGAAGAAGTAGCCTTCGTTACGACGGGGGTTAGAGAACGCCAACCAAAATCGGTGCGGGGTGTTTTCCGTAAAGAAGCCTGCCGTCACCGACCAAATGGAATCGGGGATACCGGAGGCTTCGTCGAAGATGACCATGACGCCTGCCTGGTTGTGGACACCGGCATAGGAGTCAGGGTTTTCTTCTGACCACAAACGGCCTTCCACGGACCAGTAACGGGTGCCGACTTTGAGGTCGCGTTCAACGAGTTCGGCGATCCATTTAGCGGGCATCACGCGGGTCGCGCTAATCTCAAACCAATGGCTATTGAGCAATAAGGCCGCCCACTTGGTGATTTCTGCCCAAGTGACCGAGCGGAGCTGGGCTTCCGAGTTCGCCGACACAATCGTCGTTGAGCCAATCCGGGTAGAAAGCATCCACAGGATTAACCACGACACGAGCGCAGATTTACCGATACCGCGTCCCGAAGCAGTTGCCATGCGCAGGACTTCGTAGGCGGTCGCGGTTTTATTCTTGGCAATATGGGCAGCAATATCTCGAAGTATCTTGCGCTGCCATTTGCGCGGCCCTTTGAAATGCTCTAGCGGCGTGCCGGGTTTCCCCCAAGGAAACACGAGCAGCACAAAGGCTTCCGGGTCGTCCTTGATCTGGGGTGCCCAGATTTTGGACATCAGCAGTTGTTCGTCTTCGGGGCTATAGATCGGCTGTTGCATGGTGCTTAGAGTCTAACTCTAAAAGCCGGTTCGGCGAGTGTTCTAGTGCAGGCGTTTCCTCTCGCAATACTCTGCCCTCGATGACGCGAGACTCCGCCTCTTGCAGTGCCGCAACGATGCTGATTTGCGATTTAATATCAACCTGAACTTGCTGCCTGGCGACCCAATCGTGCAAGTGGGTGAGGAGCGCGAGAGCCGCCTTGCTATCTCCCTCAAGAGCCGCTCCACGCAAAACGGTAGCCGCCTCAACTTCACTGTCGGCACGACCCTTAGCCTCGGCAATCGACGCAGCCTTATCCAACTGCAAAAGCCGACGATACTCTATCGGCAAGAGGCCAGCAGCGAAGGCCAAGGCATCTCCCTTGATGCCGAGTTTAGCCGCAGCGTAAATCTTCTCTAGAACGTCAGGCGTAGCCTTTAGTTCGCGAGGCTCGAAAGGTATAGATCGAAACGTATCGTCCATTAGTTCCCCAAGCTCAAGCGTGCAGGCTCATCCTGCCGGGAGGCCGCGATCCCGAACATCCGTCGGGCCTGTGTGCCGAGGCGGAGTGCAAAGCGCAAGGGGGTAACGCTTGCACCTCTTGCCTTAGGTATCCGGCATGGACTAACCCACCACACCTTCAGTTTCCTCTCGGTCGCTACGTGCGCACCACGTCAGACGCTGTGGCAGCAAACATACACAAAACATTTTGGTGTGACAAGAAAGGTTTGGTGAGATGTAGAAATAAAAAAAATTGTTTTCGGGTCCAACCGTAACAGTAAAGGACAATCGCTCGGCCCTGTACCCCCCCACCCCTACCCCCTCCCTGCTCAACGCAAACGATTCTCACTAAGGTTGTCTGTCCGCTTGGCGGATGTCGCGTAGACGCAACACAATGTGTAGCGAGTAAGCAACACCACATGGTTATGCGAGAGTGTGGCGTAGATGCAACATAGTTGTTGCGTAGACGCAACGGAAAGGTGCGCAAAAGGTATGCCAACACATGACCAAAGGGTGGTCGATGGTCACGATGGTCAAATGGTCACGTTTTTCAACCTGCTACCGTAAATTTCACATCTACCCAGTTTCACTTTTCTCTCTTTTTTGACCATCACCTTTATAAACCCCTTGTTTTTCAAGGTATCCGCTAGATGGTCACGGTTGCAGATTCCCCTTGCATCCGTAAAACAATCTTTTATGATTGACCCGTCGAACAACACAACACGGAGTCATGTCATGTCACGCAAGTATGTAGTTGAGTTCCGCGAAGCCCTACTCGATGAGACAACCCGCAAGCCTTACGCATTCCTGGGTCGTATCTACTCGCAGTTATTTGCGACGGCTGCCGAGGCTAAGGCTTACGTCGTCGCTGCTAACGCCGACCCGCGATTGTCGCAGCCTTTCCCCAACGTGTATGCCATCGCCGTTTACGCCGGGCGGCTCCGTTAGTCGTCATCGGATCGGCCAAAAATCATTAATTAGGAGTCATGTCATGCAAACCGAAACGCTCGCAGAAGAAACCATTACGTTTTTTGAAGTTTGGATGCTTCGCGAATTGCACACGCCAACTAGCGAAAACAATCTGAAAGCACGCAACGTCGCAGAAGACCTTATCAATGATGACCCTGAATACTGGAATCGCACCTCTTGCCCTCAACTCTACGAATACGCTTGCAGCATTGCCAAGGTTCAACCTTGGGTTCGTGGCGAATAACGAGGAGCCATGTCATGCAAGTAACCATCACCGCCCAATCATCCAACCCCATCCGCAACGCTGCCTATCCGCGCTTCCGCGTCATATGGGGCTGCAACGCCGACAACGTGTCGACCTTTTGGACGGATTACCACGCCGCCCAATATGTCCGCGCTCTAACCCTTAACAACACACCCTGCCGATTGGAGGTGCTGCCGTGAGAATGTCCCCCATCTTTGGCGGCTTTGCCGTCCTGCTGCTCATCGCCTCCCCTTGGGTTGTGCCGTCCGCTGCGTGGATTGTTTATTCGATGGGTGCGACGTGTGCCGCTCTTGCTCTTATCCTGCGATTGTTCAACGACTAACCCTGACTCACTAACTAAAGGAACTAAAACCATGTCAAACACTACAACCCTTGACCTTGCCGCCGACGTTATCGATGTCCGCGACATCATCGCCCGCTTCGAAGAATTGGAGGCAGCGGTCTACGACGTTCCAATGGCCGATGCCATTGAAGAGTTGGAAACCTTGCGCAACATCCTCGCCGAACTCGCCGGGGATGGCGGCGACGAACAATGGCGCGGCGATTGGTACCCGGTGACGCTTGTGTGCGACTCGTACTTGGTCGATTACTTTCGCGAATTGCTTGACGACTGCGGAGAGATTCCGACCAACCTTGCCCCATATATCGAAATCGACTGGGAAGCGACCGCTCGAAATATGCGCATGGACTACTCGTGCATTGAAATCGACGGCCTTACCTACTGGTACCGCTAACCCTTTGCCAACCTTTAGCGCATCCGCCCTCGGGGTGCGCTACGGGGTGCCAATGGGGCACCGTATAACTTGGAGTATGAACCGATGAAAACTTCAATTCTTGCCGCTTGTGTGGCGGCTTCGATGACCCCGGCCTTCGCTGACGTGTTCGCCGTCGGCGGCGTCAAGGGCGATAGCGCGGGGCGTACCGTGCTGACGACTGAGCCGTGCAACCAGAAGCTGGACACCATCGAATTGGGAACCAATAAGCCGACCGTCGCAGGAATGCGCCGAGCGTTCTATTACACGGGCGGCGGCGTCACCAATGAGGGGTGCTGGAAGCACGAAGCCGGAACCATTTTGCTCGTGTGGCCTACCGAAAAAGTGCTGCGCCGCTTTCCGATTAAAAATTTCAAGATAGAGGCCGCGACCGTGGCCCCGTCTTGGGATTCAATCAAGTGAGGGGCGAGCGAGCCAGGCGGGGCGTTCCAAAAGGGGCGCCCCTGCCCATTAAAGAGCCACAGGAGCTTTTGACCGACGCGCTGGTGCTTGGCCTGACCGCCGACACCGACGCCGAGGTTGACCGGGCCGTGGCGCTCGCGGAACGGATCGCGGTGCTGTGTTCTGAGTTCGAAATCTTCGCGGCAAAACGAGACGCGCTCACGCGTGTACGAATGCTGAAGGGGGCGACATGATACAGACAGAGGCGATAGAGGTGCCTATTCGGGTACTGGCTGACGATGTGATGGACGGCGTAGACCGTGACGTATCCGACTATGTGCGGTACAAATTCGGAGACGCGACTATTTCGCACATCACGCTGACCGTACACCTTCGCGTGTACACCGACGCAGAGAGGAGGGCTAACCGTGACACTTGAAGAATTGCACAAGCTGGCCGAGGAATGCGGCGGATTGCTGATACCGGACGAAGAGGACGGGCCAGAGGTCGTCTTTGACATCGATGCTTTTGAAAAGTTCACGGATGCCGTGTACCGCTCGGGGACGGTGTTCGGGTTAGACCTCGCGCAACGGATCGCCGACAAGGTGCGGGTGACTCATGCAAAATCTTAAATGGATATGGAGGCGGCTATTCGCACCGTGGCCCCCAGCATGGCCTAGCAATTCATGGCGGCGCGTTCCCGCACCAAACTGGCGATGCTCTCGGGGTGGCAACTACTGGTAAAGGGGTGACTTATGGGGTGGAACTTGTCAGAGGAAGAGGCGAAGGCGTTATGGGAAGTTGAGGACGTACCGCACGGGCCGAAGGCGCACGAGTGGGAATCGCCCGATGAGCGGTGTATACGCTACGAGAAAGCTCTACGGGGGATTCTGGCGTGTAGCAGCAACGACCGCATGGTTATCATGCTTCAGGCCGTAGCGGCTGCTGCGCTACGTGAGCATGAGTTGGAAAAATGGTACATGGAGCGCCTCAAGTGACCGCGCTATTGGTAGCGGTCGCCGTGGCGGTGATCGTGGAAATCCTGACCGACTAATTACTTGACGACGTGCAGCCCCGGGGGTGACTCCACCATGTTGCGGAGTTGCGCCCGGGGCAGCTCGGCAAACTCTGGCGCGGCCCATAGGTGCTTCGGGGACTGATGCTCCCCGCTATGCGCCCGGCCTATATCCTTCCACCCCGCAGCGGTTAACGCTGCAAACATCGTTTCTCGAGAGACGACCTTTGCGCTGCCCTTGCTAATCGCGGCGGCTAACTCGTTCCACGGGCTACCAACCACGCCGCGCACGAACGGGCCTTCGCGGTTCTTCGCAAGCTCGGCGATGAAGGCTTCACCACCTGAGAGGCCCAAGTCCACCATGGCCAACTTAGCCTCAGTCACGGGCGGAGCGGCCCCAGGATTGAAAGCCGACACATCACGAGCGTCAAGCCATGCCGCCACATGTGCCATGCCGCCGTCGTAGTACCAGGCCCAAAGGCGCTCGGCCTCATGCGGCGGTAGCGGCCCGGCATCCGACCACACGACGAACCATCGACGATCCGTCGCCGGAATCGTAATCGCAGCACGTTCGTTACTAAAGGCCAAAACGAGAATGCGGTTCGCGACGTAGTACGGGTGCTGCTGCTTTTTATTGACGAGCAAGTTATCGGGCGGCGCGGCGATGACGGGCTTCAGCGCATTTTCGAGCGCACGCCGGTCAGTGTTCGCGCCCTGCCGTAATTCGTTCAATACGATGACCTCAGACTCGAGCGAGTAGCCCCACGCCCCGGCGACTTCCTCAGCCCTTGAGGTTGCCACGTTGGCGAGCGTAGAACCGCCAATAGACCACAGGAAAGGCGCATATAGCGTGTCTTTGCCTGACCCGGGCAGGCCGCCATGAAGGATCGCGTGATTAATCTTTCGGTTCGGGTGCTGCCGCTTGTACGCGAGGACGTTAAGGACGTGTTCGCGCTCCATTGGATTTGGAATCATTCGCTCAACGTGGCGCAACCAGAGCGTTGCATCCCCAGGCACGCCCTCTGGCCGAGCATTCTGCCAGCGGTTCGCATGGGGCTTGCCACCCTTCGCCACGAGGACGGTTTCCCCGGCGGCATAAGTCAGGCCAATGACGGCACGACTGCCAAGGGCTTGGCGGTTCTCATCGAAGAAGGTCGCCGCCTCGACGCGCCGCGACTTGTTGTGGACGCTATAACATGCGTGACCTCGCATAATCGCGTTGAAGGCGTTGCGCGGGTATTCCTGCCGCTCCAGCACATCGAAGTAGTAATCGCCCTCGGCAACGTAGACAAATCGCTTAAACCAATCAGCCGGTGCGAGGTCGGCGACATCGCTTGCGTTTTCCATATAACCCCTCTACGATGCCTCTCGACATCGGTTCTTTTGACATGACACCCTCTCGCCCCGGTTGGCCCCCGCCTTCCGGGGCTTTTTTTACCCCGTCACGCCGTGGCACTTCTCCGCCCAGCGCACTCCGGCGTAAAACGCGGCCTTCTCCGTTGATGACCAGTTATCGCCGAGAGTCTGCAATTTGAACTCAATCGCATCGTTACGCAGCGGCGAGCCTTTCTCTGCAAGCATACACCAGGACGTTTCGTCCCCCTGCCGATATGGGCAGATAGCTTCCTTTTCAGCCATTCACTTACTTCCTATTGCGATTCATGTAGTTGAGAAATTCATCCGACGGAATAAGGTTGTCTGCCGGGTAGGTGTACACATCGCCATCTACCCATTTGACAAAAAATTGATTACTGACTAAGCGATAGCAGCCCGTCAAGGAAATCCTGCCACCGTCAGATTGTGCATACACTAGGTACTGATTCTCGGGGCAATCGCTTTGCACGGTCGTAAACGTGATGTTGTTGTTATCACGATTTGGGATCGTTCCAAGTATCGTTGGCGCTCCCGGTGACGGCCCATTTTGCGCACTAGCCAGCGGCATGAACGCAGCCAATAAAACGATATAACGCTTCACGTTAAGCCCTCGCTTCAAATGGTAATGACGCCTGCCCCCGCAGGACGTACGCGGCGTAACGCTTGCCGTTACGCGTCTGGGTGACGGTTTCGATGTCCATGCCTTCCTTGCGCAGTTCATCGATGCGGGCTGCCAATCGAAAGCATCCGAATTGATTGAGTGCGTCAATCGGTGTGAGCGCCGCGCCTGATTCGAGCGCAGCTTTGATCTGCTGGGTCTGTGTCATACGGTTCCTTGCCTCTTGTTTGCGCATAGTGTTCTAAATACGTCCAAAACGATCCGCTCGGTGTCGCGCTTGTTCGCCAAGAATGCGTGCGCCTTGAGCGCCTCAACGTACGCATCGTGCGCTTCTACGGTCTTCGGATGCTGTGCAGCGGCGGCTTGGCGTTCAGCCACCGTCCCGTCGGCGAGAGAGAAGATCGCCTCACGAGTTCGCTTAAATGCGAACTCCGCTCGTTCGACCTCTCCCTTCGCCACGGCTGCACGCTCGTCGGTGTCAACGAGAAAGCGCAACGCCTTTTCTGCTCGTTCTTCGGAAATCATCAAAATGCGATGTCGTCGTCTTTAAAGTCCGCCGACGCCCAATTGTCTTCGGTCAGGCCAGAGTTCACGGCCTTCTTCATGGCAGGCGGTGCGCCCTTTGGCTTGACCTTGATTGAGAAGTATTCGTTACCGTTGCGGCCTTTCTTCTTGTAAAGATCGACCCAGTAATTGACGCCACCAATCAGGCCGCTGCCTTTGTAGTCCGCATCGGTGCGCACCCATTCGGTGCCGTCCGGGTTCTTCATCACCTGATCCGGGCGCTTGTCTTCGTTCGCAAACAATGTCGCCGTGTTCGGTTTCGGTTCGTACTTCGTCTTCACAGGGTCATCTCCTTCAGGGCTTTAACCTTTTCATCAAGTTCAGCCAAAAACTTCTGAACTTCGTCCTCTAGCACTTTGATGGTGTCGTCGTCGCGCTCAATGCGCACGATGAGAAGCTGCAAGTTCTGCGGCATACGCGGGTCATACGACACCCAATCGCAAAACGTCGCCATGGCACAGGCCATCTGCCACTGCATCTGGTAGTAATACTTTTGCGGCGGCTCCTTGGTCATTAGGTATTCGATGTGCTGCGCCGTGTTCGGGCACTTGATTTCAACGATGCCATTGGGTGGCACAGTGCCGTCAGGTGACGCGCCCGTCATCGGGATCGTCGGGTGCGGCAGGAAGCCCACCTCCGTCACGAACTCACCGCGTGCGGCGCTATACGCATCACGGGCCATCGGCTCTTTTTCAATGCCCCACATCATGGCCGTGCTGCTAAAGCCTTCGGTCGGCTTTCCAGTCAGGCGCTCAACCACAAGCTCGGCCATGTAGTTATTGCGAGAAGCGGCGTAGCCAGTCTTTGTGCGGGCCATCACATCTGCAATGCGTGATGCCGTTACCTTACCGACCCGAGCCTCCCACCATTCCGGTGTTCGCTGATCCATTAGTCATCTCCCATCATTGCTTTGAGTTCACGGATTTCACGCTCCAGGCGATAGATGCGCTCCTGCGCTAGGCGCTCACGCATCTCGGCATCGGCTCGGAGTTTGGTCTGCGAGCGCAGACGAATTGCCAGCACTTGCGAAAGTTCGGAGGCATCGTCCGCAAGTGCCATGACGTGCCCCACTAACTCGCCTTCGGTCATCCCTTCGTAGTAGTAGAGACTCATGCGTCACCTCTCGCCCTAATCGCAGCAGCGTAGTTTTCTGCCGTTGGTTCATCGGCTTCATAGCCGAATTCACACGCAGCAGTTTCAAACGTCACCGGCAATTCTTCGCAAACCCTCGCACACGCCTCCCGCTCGGCGGCGGCAACGAGGGCGGCGAAATGTTCAAGCATATTTGCATCGCCGTCGTCAGATCCGTAATCAAACCAAAACATTCCTGCTTCCCGTGCCATACGTTTAATGTCGTCGCGGGTCATGTCGTTACCTTCCTCAACGCTTTCAATATGTGCTGCAAAGACGGCGAATGGCTGTAATCACCATGAGCAATCATGTCGTCTGCGTTTTCATTCCAAATGAAATCGCCCTCTGCGGTTACGCGCAAAACTTCGTTGTCTTGCAATTTGATAACCGTGTTTTCGTTTCGCATCGTATTTACATTCTGTGCTGCGCGAATAATGTCGTCGCGGGTCATGTGAGCGCCTTCTTGCGTGCCTTGAACACGTCGATATGCGCTTCACGCACGTCCTGCGGGACGCTGTTGTAGAGCTTGTTGAGTTCGTCTGCCGTAGCGGTCGCGGCGATCTTGGCGAGAAGTTCAGGGTTCTGCGGCGCAGATACCTTGTGACGGCCCTGTGCAGCCTCAGCGTCATCGTCAATCTGAGCAAGACCGACAATCGCAGCGAGTGCGTAACGCCGGGCGTAGGTGATACCGCTGCCTTGTCCCTGCGGGCTGTCGTCTTTCGTCAGGATCGGGCAGTACGACTTAATCCACTCGCCACTCGAGTGAGCAAGCGTAGTTACAAGAATGGCGCGGCCCTCACCGACCTCGATGGTCTGGATGACGGCAAGCCCGTTCTCACTGAGTTGCTTGCGGCAGGCATCCCAGCACGCGGCAAGGTCGGCGTACTTAGACTTGAAAAAAGGGTTGCTGCTGTCTTTGAGTGCGCCTGTGATATTCGCCTGCGCTTTTGACAGTGCCGCTGCGAGGGCGGCGATAGATTCGGACTGATTCACTTGACACCTCCGAGTTCGGCACGGGCCTTGTCGATGGCGGCAATGATGTCGCGCAGCCCGTTGCTAAATTGCGTGGAACACGCGGCTTCGATTTCGTTGACTTCGCGCAGGCTGGCAAGCGCATTCCAGGCGGCCTGCTCAACGCGCTGCTGCGCCTCCAGATAACGCTCGGTCATCTCTTGAAGGTCGCGGCCATATTGCGGCTGATCTTCTTGGTCAATCATCGGTTGTCTCCTGAGTGGGGCCAATCCCCGTAGCCAATCCTACGCTCTCTAGCGGGCTTGTCAACACCTCTTGCGTAGCGTATTGTCCGCGTCATGGACATTGACAAACTCATCAAGCATTTCGGCAGCGTCAAGGAAATGGCAAAAGCCCTCGACGTTTATCCTCAAGCGATTTATCAGTGGAAAGAGGGCGGCATCCCGTTGCTGCGGCAGTATCAAATTCAGGTCGTCACGAAGGGCCGATTCAAGGCCATCGAAGACGGATACCGAGGACCGATATGAACAATCCAGTTACGACATCAAGCGACATCAGCTACGCCAGCCAGGCAGGCATGAAGCATTGGGATGAAAAGGTCGGCACCGTCATCGGCAAGTTGCATCTAGCCGACGCTTACCTTGCCCGCATCACCGTGGGCGACTGGCAGCAGCGCCGGGAAAAGACCGAGTGGCTGAAGAGTTATATCGGGCCGCTGGTGCGTCAGGCCGACGCGGCAGAGGTTTTAGGCGATCCGGGGTTGACCGGGATGGTGCGTCAGCTATGGGGTGAGCCAGGCGTGACCCGACTTCGTGATAAAGTCAAGGCGTGCGCTACGCCAAACGACGCGACAATAATCACGCAGAAATAGTCTCCGCCCTGAGACAGTGCGGATTTGAGGTCATTGACTTCGCTAGTGCCGGGCATGACATCCCCGACATATTGGCCGTAAAAGCCATTACAGACGACTTGTCGTGGGCCTGCTGGGTAGAGGTGAAGTCCAAGAACGGACGGCTCTCAGACGGCCAGAAACGGTTTCAGGCCATATTCCAACCGAGAGGCGAGTGGTATGAGGGCCGTGACCCCGAAGAAACGGTCGCTGCGCTACAGGAAATGTACTTGAAGGCGGCCAGATAAAACTTTATTCTGTGCCCATGGTCGGCACTTGGAAAGAACTCAACGAGTCCATCGCCTCAATGACCGAGGACGATGTGAAGGCATCCCTAGACGCGGAACTCACCGGCAAGCGCCGTTGGACGATTGTGAAGCGTCTGCACCAGAGGGCTTGCGCCCTCCGGGCAGCGCGTGAGCGGGCAGTGCTTAAAAGCGTTTGCGTAGGAACGTCAGATATTCCGCGCCCTGTTCTGGCTCCCACCACACTTTCACCATATCAGGGTGATCCGGCGGCAGTTCCGGGTTAATCGTCGTCAGGCAGCACGGCGAGAGCGTGTTGTCCCTAAACCCCTTCTCCTTGGCAAATCGGTCGTAGACCTTGTAACTGCTGACCTTGATCGCGTGCATAGCGATGCCGTGGATGGGGTCTTTCAGCACCGAGTACGCTGATTCGTGCTTGTGCCCGGCGACGTAGATATGGTCACGGGTGCCCAAGACTGCCGCCTTCATCGGGCCATGCGCCGGGTTCCAGATTGACGAACCGGAATGATCGTGTCGGGCGTTGATGCGCACCTCGGCCTTGTTCGGAAACTTGAGCGCAAGACGGGCTTCCGACGACTTGTAAAGCGCATTCTGTTGGCGTGCGATCCAACGCAGCGGGTCGCCAGCCCCTGACCACAGGTCGTGGTTTCCGCCAATCATATATAGCCAGCGGCAGCGGTTCACGAACCATTCGGCCAACTTCCAGGACTGCGCCGCTGACGTACTCTGCTCACCGTAGAGTCGCGCCAACCGGCCCGTCCAGTTGTTGGTCGTATCGCCTACGTTGGCGGCAAACAAACCCTCAGTGTTGTTGACGAGCGCCGTGTGACGCTCGATGGCCTCAATGTCGCAGCCGTCGTCGTCTACGTGCGGGTCGCCAAAGTGCAGAATGCCAATCGGTCCGTTGAGCTTAACGCGGACCGTTATAAGTTTGCTGGCTTCTTCGTGTTCGCGCTTGTGGCTGAACTTGCGCTTACGCTGGGCGATGAGTTCCTCAATGGGTATGTCATCGTCTGGAATCGGCGTGAACTCAAAGTCTTTGTAGACTTCTTGGGTAGGATAACCGTCGTAAGACGATTCAGGGATCGCAACGCCGCGTGCTTTGAAGTTATCAAGCCTAAATTGCAACGTTCGGACGTTGATCTTCAACGCCCTTGCGGCGACTGCCCGTATCCCGTTGGCTTTCTTTAACGCGTCTAATATCTCTTCGTCCGTCGCTTTTTTTGCTGGCACAACCCCTACTCCATTGTCGTTAACATTTGTTGCAGGAGGTGGCCAAGCCGATCCACGAGCGCCTCTTGACGAGACAAGTCCTCGTGTCCAGCAACGTCCAAAATGGCATGGATAGCCTCATGGCAGAAAGTTTGTTGCCGATGAGAGCCTTTGACGGTACTCAAGATGTCAATGCGGTAATGTTCTGGCAGCCAGATGCCGATGCAGTCTTTGCCATGTCGCCACTTTGACGGCGGAACTACCCTGACTTTGATCGTGTGCCCCGCAAGCTGAAAACTTGCTGGGATGCCGTCAGAGCGCATTCCTACCCCCTTATCGCATTAAGTTCTCTGCGATTCGCCTCGCCCATCCACGGCTAAAAGATGCCCAGCCGGGTAGACTTGTCATGAAGAGTAGACGCTGACCATTGAATTTGGCAAGAAATTTTTGACGGTTACAGGTGTTAAGTGCCTGTACGGTGAGTGCGCCTAAGATTCCGTCGTCTTTGAGTGAGAGGATACGCTGCGCCCAACGTGTAGCTTGTCGCACACCAGAATTCACCGCTGCGTCAAATAAATCAAACCGCACTTCAGGCGGGCACTGATCGAGCCGCATGGCATCCCAATAGTTCTTGCGATAGATGCGATGTGCCGTCGTCAGCGGCAATTGCTTCATATCGCCGTGATAGCCCTCTTCTCGGGCTACGGCCTCAGTGATGCCGTACTTAGTCTTGCCGCCAGGATCAGCAGCGTGATCGCTAAAGCCGCCTTCGTGTAGCAGCAGCAGATTGAACGCTTCATCGAACGTCACGGACCCACCCCTGTAATGCGCGGAGCTTGGCAATCTCCGCATCGCATGATTGTGCTAGGGCGTAGAGGTCGGGGCCGATGTCCGGCCCTGCTTGAGTATTTGGTCCAGACGGTCCTGCGTTGCTCCCGGTGCTGGTGGAGGAACCATCAGTTCCGGGGGCGGACTCGCGGGGGCTGGGCACTGGCGCGGGGTTGACGCACAAGCGGACAGGGCGAGACACAGGAGGACGATTACGAAGACCATCCATCTCACTCCGATACGCATTTGAAGCAGCTTGCGCACGCGCTCGGGCAGATCGCTCCGCTGCCAATTCGGCTTCAAGTCTTTCAATCTCTGGCCGAAGCTCATTGCGTCCTTCCTCTTTAGCGTTATTCAACGCGCCCCATGACGCTACAACAATGACGACTACGCCTATGGCGTATGGCGCGACACGCCACAGCCACCAAGGGATCATTTGTCAGCCTTGTTGTGATGCAGTTCGCCGATCAGATCAAAGATGCGGTCAAGCGTAATCTTGATGTGCTTAATGTCGTCTTTGTAATCTTCCCGGCGGACGTACACATGCGGGAAATCACGGACTTCCCGATCAAGCCGTTCAATCGCTCGACTGATGTTGTTTAGTATCCAGCCACCGAAAACGCCTGCGATACCCACCGCGACATTAAACAGAACTTGCATCTCATCCACGTCACTTCTCCGATAGTGCCTGTGTGGTGACAGCACGCAGGGCAAGGTTAGCGATACCACCGGCCAGCAAGATTGCTGCGGCGATCTGATTACCAAACAACGTCGTGAGGTGTGCGCCGACCAGTTCGAGGCCGCCTAGCACAGCGATTAGGACGTTAAACCAAACAGTCTTAGATTTGAGTGCGCCTTTTAACATGTTATGGCCTCAATGCATTTTGATTAGGTTGCTCAATGAGCCGATTGCCGATCTTAGTAACGGTCACATCCGGTTCCTCGCCGGTCTGAGACACCGCAAAAGATCGAGCGGCGTTGGCGACTTGAGTGCTGAATCTACCCCATGAGTCCGCGTTCTTAAACTGCGCCAAAAATGCGCTGCGTTCTTTAGTGGGCAAAGCGTTGAGCAGAGCGTTGAAATCGCGTCCGCTCTGTGCGGCCTTGACGATTTCGTCCATGGTTTCGCGGCCTACTTTCTGCTCAATCGCTTGGACAATTTCGTTCACGGCAGTCGAAGCGCGAGTAAAAAACGGGAATCGCAGACGGGCCGATTGCGCCTCAATGATCTCAGCAAGCGGCTTGCGGCCAGCCTTCGCTTGCGCGGCAGCCTTGATGTCTAACTGAACGGCGTTGCCAATGCGCTCAAGGAGCGGCAAGTCTTTTGCCATCTCTTGCGCAATCCTGTACCGGCCTGACCCAAAGAAGTCTTCCACAACGTCAGGCGACTCGCCCGCCAGCAGATCAACAATCTTTTTACGGTCGGCAGGCTTGCCGCTTTGATACCACTTACGGATTTGGTCGGCTAACTCCATCCCTCGAATGTCGCTCATGCCGCGCTCAAACGACCGCAAATAATCGTTAAAGCCTCTACCGCCAGCCGCCTCAATGCTCTCTTCAATTGCAGGGCGAATTTTCTTTAAAATTGCCGACGCCAGTTTGGCCTGCGAGTCAGCAGTCTCCCCGCCAGCCAATTCTTTAATGACCCCTGAGATGCCGTTCTTGCGAATGGCATACACGGCTTCCGGCGTAATCACACCATACTGATTCGCCCAATCGTCAAACATTTGACGGATTTGAGGCAACGCTTTACGCAGCACCGGATTTGTTGCGATGTCCGGGTCGTTCATTAAGTTGTCAATTGGCCCAGTAAATCGGTCCACGGTGATCGGCTGAAGACCGCGATCCACCATGCTCTGCAAAGTGTTCTCTGCCGCACGGGCTTGTGCCCCTGCACGCAACGACTCTTCCGCAGCCGTTCCCGCACGACGCTCTGCGGCAACCGCAATCTCACCGGGGAACGTATAACGACCGGGCGGCCTTACACCAGCTTCGCCAGTGCCTCGGAGATACTCCCGGGTAAACGTGCCGTCTGGGCCTTCGACCAAACGTGATTGCGTGACCCAGTTCTTCGCCCAATCTTCTGCGCTATCAATCGAAGCCGTAAATTGACGAACTCGTTGAACAGCGGCTTTGGCGCTTTTTCGAGCAGACGTAGCAATTTCAGCCAAGCGCGGCATGACTTCGCCAGTGCGTCGAGCAGCGGCAAATGATTCTTCGCGCATCCGGCCTGTCAGTTCGCTCAATGCGCCCTTGGTCGTTTCACGGGCAGCACGGGCTGTTTCAGCCGTTGGGCCACCGGCAATTCTTGCCAATTCGTTAACGGTGTCTTGCGTTTCTTTCAAGCGGAACGCATTGGCAGCGCCCGTCGGACTCATTTCTTCTGCCTTCGCTAGCAACGCAGACAACGCAGGCAAATCCAACTGTGCCGCAACACGGCTAGGCGGAATGTCTGGTTGAGCGCCGATGTAAGGTATCTGCGTTCGACGCATCGCGTCTTTTAGCGCATTGACCTCAGTGCCAATCGTTTCGCGCAATAACTTGTTAGCACGCGCCGTCGCTACTCGACCTTGCAGCGCGTCAGCAACGTATCCGCCACCCTTTGCGACGATGCTGGCAACAGGCGGGGCAAGCAAAGCAACGCCTGTGCTGACGGCAGCGCCCGTTCCAGCCTCATCGACCGGCAACCCACCAATTGCTCCGGGCGCAGCAGCGCCAACAATACGAGTCGCAACGCGGGTCGGTGCCGCAGCAGTAGTTGGAAGCCCGGTGCGAAATCCGCTCGTCTCAAATGCAGGAGCTAGGGCTTGCGTAACACGTTGTATAGCAGGAATCGCCGTACCAGCTAATCGTGTTACCCCGGCCAATACCGGACCAGCCGTAAAGCCGAGACCAACGGCAGCCTGTTGTCTGGCCTGTTCCTCTAGGGCTTCTTGCGGCAATCGAGCAGTCGTCGATACGTCAACCATACCGGCAGACGGGCCCACAGTGCCCATGCGGCGGAGGAAGCGCCCAAAGAACCCTTCTTGGCGTTCAGCCGGTATTTCCGTCGGCGCAGCAGGAGGTTCCGCTGCACGCATCCGGCGTATTTCTGCTGCTAAGACTTTCGCGTCATCAGTGTTACCCGCCGCGTCAGCCTTAATCAGGGCAGCTTCAAGTTGCGCCACTGTTGCCATTTACTTGCCTACTTGTACTTTTCGAGCAAAGCATCAATCGAGGGCGTACCGCCTGTAACGCTTGTTCCGCCCGGACGAATCTTGTTGTACCGCGTTTCCGCCAAGTTCAACAACGATTTAACTTCCGTTTGGAACTCACGGGCAGCCTTAATGTATTCTTTTTCATCAACGGCCAAGTTCATGCGATTCAATGCAGCAGTGGCTTTTTCACCTTCTTTTTCCGTGATCTGACCGCCGCCCTTCAGCGTTTCAAACGCTTGCATAAAAGCAGTTCCGACTGCTTGATCGTGATACGCATTGAAATTTCTTGCGGATGAACCCGGAACAAATCTTGCGCCAGGAATAATAGATGCGCCCACCGCTTGTTCAAATCCCGCCATGGGCCTTTTGCCCGGCTTGCCGCCTAATTGCGGCACCACAACTTTATTGTTTTGAACCGTTGCATCACCGAGCATTTGGTCAATAAGCGACAAAGTTCTTTGCGCAGTTGTTTTCGCAGAATTAAACTCGTCAACAAACTTAACGTCAGATTCCGCCCTTTTACGAGCAGTTGTGACTGAGGCTTGATGCTCTGGCCCTTGAATGTACGCGCTGATGTCTTGTCCGCGTCGTGACACTTCAGCCGATATGTCTTGACCTCGACGGGTTGTCTCAGCCGTGATGTCTTGACCACGCCTTGTGGTTTCCGCGCCGATGTTTTGGCCGCGTATCGTCGTTTCAGCGGTCAAACGCTCTCCAGCCGTCGGCGTTGTATATCTTAATTGATCGGCGACGCTCATGCCTTGTGCTTGCAATTGCTGCAATCGAGCGGCTAATTGCGCCGGATCGTCTGGCATTGCTTCAAACGTCTGCAAGTCCTCCGGGTTCATCAATCCACGACGAACAGCGGAATTTAACCAAGGCGCAACAGACGCCTTATTTAAGCTAGCCGGGTTGTCTTGATAGGCTTGGAGGAACGATCCTGCCTCTCCAGCAAGTCTTTCAACCTCCAATTTCATAATCTCAAGTTCGTTCTTACGCATCCCTTGACGAGCCGTTAATGACTCTGCAAGCGGTTTTGCAATTTCTGCACCGCCAGGCCGAACGATCAACTGATTAATGAATCGAGGGTCTTCCAATTGCTCTGGAGTCGCCGCAGCAAGCATGTTCCGCAATTCTAGGGCTTGGGCTTCTTTTGCGCGTTGCGCACGCGCCTGCCGTCCGAGTTCAAGTCCTTGAACGTAAGAACCCAGTATGTTGGGAACTTCAATGGGTGTAATAGGCATTAGCCTTGCCCTCCGCCAACGCGATCAAAGTACCCGCCTTTGTAAAGGCCGTATCCCATGCCAGCTTGTCCGATTGCCTGACCCAGCGCGTTGTATTTAGCGCCATACGCTGACGCACGGCCTTGAGCCGCTTGGCCTGCAATATTGGCGAGTTGCGTTCCGCTTCCAGTAATAATGTTTGCTTGCTGGCCTGCAATCGCCGGACCAAGCCCAGCGATAGAAGACAGTACGTTGGTTCGCGCAGCACGCTGACCCATCGCACGGGCCATTGCATTTTGGTACTCCTCAGACTTCAATCGTTGGCCGTATTCCGTTACGCCGCGCAACATTGAACCAGAGAGCAACCCGCCACGAGCCGCTGCGGATCGCTCTAATGCCCGCATCCCTGCCTCTTCTCGAAGGGCGAACGCAGGATCAAATTGCAGTTCATCGTAACTGGGCATCTTGTAGTATTCGCCACCGGGCGCATAAAGAGCCGCCAACTGGTTCATTTGCTCCAGCGATATATCGCGGAACGGTTGCGTAGCGGCTAGGGCTTCGCGCTGAGCTGTTAGCGTGGCGTCTTTTTGCTCTGCGGCGCCTTCGCGAATTGCTCTGGCTTGTTTGCTAGCGCCCCTTGAAGCGACTGCGCCACCAATCAATGCGCTGCCGACAATTGCTGTTGCAATACCCATTTACGCGACCTCTTTAAAAAACGTCCGCTCCATAGGGCGGTATCCGCTGTTTCTGTAAATTTGCTCCATTTTGGGAGCGTTCTGATCCTCAAGGGCAACCATAAACAAGGCTTTTGCGCCACGCTCAGATGCCCACGACTCTATCGCATCATACAATTTCTTACCAATACCATTCCCACGGGCCTCTGGCAGCATCCACCACCAAAGTTCCTGTGCGACTTTGTTCTTTCGGCTAAAAAACATTGGGTAAACCACGGCACCGGCAATGCCAATAATCTTCCCATTGTCTTCTACAACCCAAATGCCCATGTCAGGCTCTTCAATGCCCGATAAAAAAAAGTTTGTAAATCCATTGGCATCGAACGGCAACGCACAATGGACAGGCGATGCCTGCTGGAAAGCCTCACCCAGCACTAAATACTGGTCTAGGTCTTCAGCAACTGCCTGCCGAATAATCACGATACTTCTCGCCCTGACGCCCGAATGTTAATGGCCGTCGCCGCAGAGGCCAGCGTTGAGATATACCCGCCGGGGGCCAGAATGTGGCCGACCAGTTCGGGAAAGGTATACGTCTCAGACGGCAGCAAGGTCTTAGCCTTGACGATAAGGTTCTGGTTTCCGGCGTTATCAAAGCCGGTTACAAGGTTGACCGAGATCGTCCGGGCCGTCGTGTCGTAGTTCGTAGCCGTGAACTTGTCGATAATGGCCGACACGTTCGTGGCTGTGTACTGCGTCGTCTGGGACGCTTCGGCAATTTTGGCCGGGATTAAAACTCTGAGATTAACTGCCATGTGTCACCTTAAAACGTAAAGACCATACGGACGCGGCCATTGAGTCCAGCCTCGCCGTCAAAGAACTCTCCGCCGTTGCCGCCTGCACCGGCTGTCAAAGAGTTGACGCCAGCAATCCCCGTCGCCCCGGCTTGCGTATACAACGCCCCACCGTTGCCAGCCGTGTTAGTCGTATTGCCACCCGAAGCTGAACCGCCAGCGCCTTGCTGGGCAAACTGGCCTGAGTCGCCACCGTTACCGGCGTTTGAGGTCATGGTCGTAATTGTGTAAGTCCCAGAATATACATTTGAGTATGTACCCGGTTCCCCATTAGGCGAAAATCCTGTGCCGCCCGCACCGCCTGCGCCGACAGTGTAATTAATTGTTTTACCAGAATCTGGCCCGGTCAACACCAAGATGGTTTTGCTATAACCACCACCACCACCGCCGCCGCCGGGGAACACCTCTGGTTCACCCGGAGCAATAAAGCCGATGTAGCCATAACCGCCGCCACCACCTGCACCCCAGCATTCAATCGTGACGCCAATAGCCGACGCCGGGATCGTCACTGACCCCGTGCCTGGTTCAGATGCGTCATAAACGCCCGCACCGGCACCGCCGGTTGAGCCATTAATCAAGGATGCAAGGATCGCAGCGCCCATTAGGTCAAGCCCGCTCCGCTAATCAGCCACGAGGTCGCGCCGATTTTGATACAGGTCGCCACGCCATTTTGAGCCAAGGTTCGGGTGCCGGTCGTCGTGCTGTTCACAAGCGTCAAAGTGTCGGACGTAATCGCAATCGACAGAGACGTCGCGTTGACGTTAATGATGACGATGACCGTTCCCGTGGGATATGGCACTGACGCGTTAGCCGGAATCGTAAGGGTCAAGCTTGACCCGTTCATTACGATGGTTTTGCTAGCATCTGAGGCAATCAGCGTGTAGTTGCCCGTCTGACTGTTCTGCGGAGCGTCTCGATACCCAACCGGATAGTTTGTATTGGTCGGTGCGTTATCAGGAATAAGCGCAGTTCCCGTAAAGGTCGGGCTGGCAATCGGAGCGTAAGTCGTTGCAGCCGTGGCCGCAGACAATGCATCGGTAATGCCATAACCCGCGAGAGTTGTCGGGGTGCCCGTTACCTCAGTCCACGAAACGCCAGCGACCGTCAAATCGTTGACGCCAGAGATGTCATCATAAGTTCCAATCTGCACGTTGGCAGAAGTTGTCAGCACAAACTTGTACGTGACCGCCTCTGACAACCAGACTTCACTTGTGGTGCGTCCAGCCGAATTGAGAACAATAGGATTAGTATTTGGGGTCGCGCCGGAAACGCTTGTGTAAGTCGCTTGTGGCGTCGTCGTTCCAGCCGCGTAAGTAAAAATCTTACCGCCAGATAACGGATTTCCGCTGTTGTCGAAAAACTGTGCCCCTGCTCCGGCAAGAGGCGAAAGGAAAACAGTCATAAATTCACCTGAGTAACGGTAAGAATAATAGACGGAATAGCCGGTACAGGCGCTGCCGCCGCAAAATAGGCAAGTTGCACGTCAGTGCTGTCAGTCGCCCACATGATCTGAATGTAATCGCCGTTAGACGCTTCTTGGAACACGCTGGCGGACGCAAAAATTTCGCCGTTGTTTCCTTTAATGCGGATGCGTGACGCCGAATCTGCAATATCCGTCCCGTTCTTGCGGAACCATACGTCAGCAATCGCGTCACCACCAGACGTTTTGTCAAACTGTATCGAAAAATTAAAGTTAAAAACGCCGGGGTTTTGAATCAAAATTTGCGACGTTGTGGTTCCTCGTCTAACCCCTACGCCATACGCTGTCGTATTGAACGTAATAGGATAGGCGGTATTTATTGCCGCCGCTGTTTGCGTAGTTGTGTCGTAGAACATGCCGTAGTTCGGCGTATTCAGCGGCAGTAACGGAGGCGCAATTTTCAACGCGTCAATTTCTTTTTGTAGCTCTGGGATAGCATCTTCTGTCGTCGCCGCCAGCGCCGGGGTCAACTCTAAGTCGGCAGTCGTGATCTGCGTCGTGCCACCGCCCGTTAATTGGAACTGGTTATTGAGAAACCGGAACCACTCACGGGAAATCAACCCCGTCCGCTCGTCAATGAACGGTACGCGTGGGGCTGGAATGTTGGTCGTATTGTCAACCATTACGCGTCAGTCGGGCTAAGTTGTAGCTCCGCTCCCATAATGGCAACAATTACCGGATCAGTTCCCGATACCTCATAAACTCGGTCACGAGACTTCATTGTTGCGCCGAGCCGACGCCAGATGACGCGGGTTTCAGTTGCACCAATCGCGCCGACATCGCGCCAATACTCGTTGCTCCAAGTGTGACCGCCATCGTCAGACCAGCGCAGCATAACTTGCGGATCAGAACCAATGTTGGCCCCAATCGTTGCAAATATAGAACTTGGCTCGGTATTCGGTGAGACGGCTTGTTCTGTCTCCAGTTCTAGCAACGTCTCAGTTGCCAGAATCTGATCGAGCGCAGAACTTGACTCATCCCCCGACAACCCAACGCCCGTTTGGCAATCTAGCTGCAACTGGTGATGGATCGTTCGAGTAAGGTTGTTTTGCCCGGTGGGCAGCGCACGCCATCGACGTAGCCACTTTTGAACGACGTTATCATCCAAATAAGTCGCCAAACTAAACTCGTAGAGATTGCCGTTTTGGAAATCGCCTACGGTTGGATTACCGTTAAACGGCGCATGGCAGTTCGAACGATGTCGGCGGTATTCGCCGTTAACAAGCGCAGCACGTTCGTGCCACGAACCTGTCGCGGCGTCATACACCCATGTGGTTTGCGCACTCGGAAAAATAAGTACGTAAAACGCATGGCCGTCTTGCTGGTAGGTATATGCCAGCGCATCCGACATGTTGTCGTATTGCTGGATCGCAAACTCTACGGCGTGAGTCGATACACGCACACCCTGATAGCCTTGGGCGCGATAGACGATGCCTTGACCTCGTGCGTCGGCTCCAAGCCAAAACACGCTGTTATCGAGTTTGGCTACGCTATACGGGGCAATACATCCGATTTCGTTGTATGCACCTTGGATACGCTCAAGCGGGAAATCGGGGTTGCCCGAGTTGTACCAGACTTCAACTGAGTTGGTGCCAAACAGCCACGCCTCGCGGTGGTCGATGATGATTGATACCAGCCCGTCAGGCGAGCCTTCGGCACTGGCAAAATCAAGCGGATCAACAGACAAACCGTCTAAAAGCTGCGTTACCCAGATACGCTGGCTATTGGGTTCGTTGAATACAAAGTACCCATCCAGATACCCGACTGTTACCGCGCCAGGAAAATCTGGGTCAGTAATTTGCTGAAACGCATTTGTGGTGTAGTTGTAGATGAAACCATCTGGGTTACACGCGACAAACAACTGAAAGCCGTTATCAGCCATCGACACCGGGCCAGTGCCGGTAATGTTGCCGAGCTTGGTGATCGTAATGTTAGGCGTAACCTTAAAAAGCTCACTGCCCGAAGCAACATATAGGTTGTTATCAAAACTCCACAGCCCACGAATCGGCCCTTGACCGACCGAAGCGATCAGCTTCATGCCGGGGCATCGCTGTAGGTAAGCAGGCTCCTTACCGCCCTCGGGTATAACTTCGGGATACAAATTGACCATGCGTGCGTCTGCCGCGTTAGGGCTACGCACGACATAGGATGAGCCGAGGATCGGCGTCTTCATGGATTAAGCGACGGTCGCGCCGTTATTCGACACGATCCACCAATCGGTGCCGAGAAACTGCAACAACACGCTCTCGCCCACGGCGTTGAACGTAATCGTCGTGCCGTTACCAAAGTTGGTCGGCGTCAATATGCCGGTGTCCGCTCCTGCGGCCTCTGCGACGTATACGATGGCCTTAAACTGACCCGCTACACCGTCAGCCAGCGTCAGCGCATCGCCCGTGCCGGTAGAAGTAAACGCGGTCGTAAAGGTCGTGACGTTCACCGCGCCAGGGCCAGAAAGCGATTGCACACTGCCGACCACTGCGCCAGAAAAAGTCTGGGTGCCGGTAAATGTCTGTGCCGCATCCGTTCGAGCAATTGTTGCTGACGTGGACGGAAACGTCATCGTCGTCGCATCAGTGCCCGCAAGCGTGATGGAGTTGTTGGCCGTCAGCGTCTTGCCATTGGCAATCGTCAACGTCGCACTCGTCGCCGGAGCGGTAATCGCAACCTTGTTAATGCTCGTCGCTACTGCAACGCCAAGGGTCGGCGTCGTCATCGTCGGGTTCGTCAACGTGGCGTTCGTAAAAAGATTGGTATTCGTAATCTTTTTAGTTAAGCCACTTTGCACCAAAACGAACTGATCCGGCCCCGTCGTTGACGAGGTAGCCGGAAGGTTCGCAATCGTAATTTTGGTTGCCATGATTAGTAGTTTCCGGCGTAAATGTTGTAACGGTTACGACGCGCCATCAGGCTGTACGGCATCGCCATCACGTCATGCGGGTTGTTGATGCGCTTCAAGTCGCGCTTGCTGTACATCGCAATACGGCGCACGTCCGGGGGCGGCGCAACACCAAACTCCGGCGCAAGTTCGAGCGCAAGGTTGTAGCGGAACGCACGCAGATATCCCGGCGGAAACTCTAGATTGGTCTCAAGAGTCGTCGGGTTGGCAAGACGCTGAACCGATATAAAGTGAAACTCTAACAGTCTGCTCGGCACCGGATATACCGACAACGTAATGTTCGGAAACGTATTGTTTACAAACATGACTTGCGGGTACGTACTCGTCACCGTCTTGACTGCAATGTTGTTGTATTGCAGTTGGTTGATAAACTTGATGCCATACGCCACGTTCGTAGACGGGTCACGGAAAAACGTGGAGTCGTCTAACAGAATAGGGCGCTGCGCAACCGGCGGGTTGCCATCTTCAAGCGCAAGGTAATCATCTCCCTGCGTGATGATCGGCACTTCGCTTTGTGTGCCAAGCAAATACAAAAAATCGCCCGTGGGTCCAAGCGTTTGAATACGCGCTCCCGGCGGCCACATGTAAGTTTGATCTTGCGTACAGAACACCGACAAACGTTCGGTATCCCAGCTTTCAATCATCTGGTTCATCGCAACCAGATTGTCCTGGTACACGGCTTCAGGCAGCACGTTACCCGAGTTAACCAACCCAAGAAGCCTGTGTGCGCCGCCTAACAACTCACGTACTGTTGCCATATCTCACCTCAAATCGGCGGCATGTTAAACGTAGTATTCGTATTAGGTACGTTATCGGTCTTGTTAACCGGCAACGGCTGAATGTTCGTGCGAATAAGGCTATCAAGATCGGCACGCAAGTTTGCCAGAATTTCCGGCTTCACTTGTGATCCGTACTCAGGCGCAAGTTCCATCGCAAGCGACAACTCAAGCAACCGCTGATAACCTGGCGGTAGATACTGCGTTGATAACAACCCGGAATACCGAGAGATCATCTTCTCTGCTTTGATAAAAATAGAAATTGCAGCGTTCGGCGTTGGGTACAACAACACTTGCCCGTAGGGTGTGTTGGGCCGATACAACAGCTTCGTCGGCGTGCCTGCCGTCGATTTAGCGACAATGTTCGTCCAATACTGTTCCGTAATCAGCGCAAGCGGCGTGTCAACATTGCCAGCCCGCACAAACGCGCCAACAATACGAATCGGTCTTTGCGTCACCCAGTTTGCAGCGGGGGACGCGTCAGGATCGTTGCCGATGGTGTATGTGTTTTGCGCGTTTACAAGCGAGAACTGCTCAGATTGCGTGCAAAAATAATACTGCGGATTGGCCGCATACGAATCAATAATCGAGTTTAGGCTGTAAAGCGAATCTTGGGCTTCAGCCGAAGTTGGCACTTCACCAGCCGCAAGCAGGCCCAACAACCGCATGGACTTGTTGATAATGTCCTGCGCAGTAATAGCCATTATCCGGCCCTCTAATCGTTAGACGCCG